CCTTTCTTGCGGAGAATATCTTTATTCTGTTTCTTCATTGAGTTATTTTTTGCTGATTCGCCCTGTGCTGGGCTTTCGTTTTCAAATGGTAACTTTATACGAGTGAATGATTTTGGAGCCACATTCGGGCGCAATCGGTGTTATTCTGCTTCGTCCTGCGTTTCGGGTTCATCCAACAAGCCGCTTTCAATCAGCAGAGAGGCGAAAGATACATTTCCGTTGATGTCTTTCTTTTCGGGAGCGTAAAGACCAAGCAGCTTACGCCGTTCTTCAAGTTGTTTCCTGATTTCGGCGATATATGACGGGTCTCCGAGCATGATAACCTCTGTTTCCGTCCTTTCTGTCTGATACGTCCTGATTGAAGTCTGCCCCGTCTCGTTGTCACGGGCGGGAGAACCTTTCTGCTTGCGTTGTGTCTTGTTGTAATCAGTCTTTGACTTTTCCCACTGTTCCCATAGTTCCCGGCAGGTTTCGTCAATGCGTTCAAGTTCAAGCGTCAGAGCAGCGTCCATATCTTCAATTCTGTTTTCCCGCCATTCGTCAAGAAGCGTCTGCACGTCTTTGTGAACCGTGGCGAGAGAATAAGAAGACAGTTCAAGCCGCTTCACGACTTCTGATTGAATTTTTCTGAGGCTGTAACCCCGCTTGTACATTCCCGCCACGATTTCGAGACGGGCTTGTTTCAGTTGGTTTCTTTTCTTTTCCTGTGCCTTGCTCATAGTTCTTTTGTCATTGAAAGAAAGTTCAGATAAAAGTCAAGGTTGCAGCTTGACAGTTCGATGTATGTTCGCCCGAACTCAGGAAACGTATGAACGGCAAAGTGGCTCTCGGAAAGCAGCCATAAAGCCGTGTAACCTTGTGGGCTGAAATGATGTTCCGTGCAACTCAGAACATTGAAACCCGCTTTACGGAGAAGTTTGTCAAACATTCCCCGCAGTGCTTTCGGGTCGGTCTCTTTGACCCATTGGGCGTGATTCCAGATTTTTGCTTGCATGGTCTTATTCATTTTCAGTTGTTTCACTCTCAGAAGAAGTTTCAGTGGCTTCAAACTGAACCATGTCTTCTTCTGTGTACTCAATTTTCGGGTATTCTTTCTTTATGTCTTTCGGGTTGCCTTTGAAGAACACGAGAATGTGCTGGTGCGTCTTTGCGACCTTTCTTGTCTCCATATACCGGGCGGCTCTCAGGGCTGTTGAAGCGGTTTGTTCAACAAGGATGATTTCATTATACAGAAGAACGCCCGCTTCTTTGAATATCCGCTTGATGTCGCCGCAGAAGTCATAATAAAAGCCCGTCTTCCGGTCACGGACATCGCCCACACAGATAACGGTGAAACGGTTATTTCTCAGACAGCCGACAGCCGCCGTGAAAGCGTTCTTCAATATCTGAATGAAGTCTTCATAGCTGTCCTGATTGCTTGCGTCATTCGGGAGGTCTGAATACTTTTCAAGGTCAAAATATGGAGGACAACTGAACAGCAGGTCTTGGCTCTCGGGGGTGATGTGCTTCGCCACGTTCTGACCGTCATCGCAAATGTAGCGGGCTGTCATATCAGCCACACGCTCGTTGTTCAGGCTCGCTTGCTGTTCTCTCAGTTCAATGCCCGTGAAGCTATTGCCAAGGTAAGCTGAAACAAAGCCAAAGACGCTATCGCCAGCGAAGCAGTCAAACGTCTGACAGTTCTTGAACCCGAACCAACGGCAGACGATTTCAGCCATAACGGGGTCAAGGATAGAAACGCCCTGAGCAACGATTTTCGACTGTTCCCGTTCAAGCTCTTCTTTCGGAACGTACTTTTCGATGTACTCTTTGAATGAAATGCCAAGTTCTTTCCTGTGTTCACGGGTTCTTTGATACAAGTCTTTGTACTTGATTTCAAGGCTTGTCACAAGCGTATCATTACGGCTTTCTCCCATATCCCCGATGATGTCGTACCACTTCTTCTTGCGGTCTTGCCAATAGCCTTTACGGGTGTCAAGGATAGAGAACGGGGGAACGACAAAGCGGTCAAACAATGATGATTCGGGTGCGCTGTTCGGCAGGGAAGAAGAACCGTTCCCGCTTTCGCCCTCTGACTTGTCTTCCCACAGGTCTAAGCCCCAATCAACAAGTTCTTCCGTGTCCCATTCATTAGCGAGAGCGTCCATGTCCCACTCTCCATAACCCACGTTGTCTTTGATGATGAACTCCCGCTGTTCTGCGTCTGTCAGTTCAGAAGCCTTGATAACATGGGCTGTCGGTCTGTCAAGCCACTTTTCCCAATGACTGCGTAAAAGGTCTCGTTCTGCTTCTGTCTTCTGTGCGTATCCTGAACATTCCCCAAGCCGGGTATTTATTTCAGCGGGAGACATTTCAGCGATAGCGGACAAAGCCCGAAGACGCATATTCCCGCCAAGAACCGTGAACGTGTTGTCAACGACTATCGGGCGAAGTTCAAGCATCTTCGGGAGAATGAGAATAGACCTAATCAACTTCTCAAACTTGTCATTCTTGATTATACGGGGATTCGCCCCGTTAACCTGAATTTGTGAAAGATGAATAGTTTCTGTTTTCATACTCTTTTTTGATTAGTGATTACATTGTACGCACAAAAGTATGAAAAAGCGAGTATAATATAATCACTTTTAGACAAAAAAGGGGCTTTTTAAGGGGTAAAATCATTCAAAATGGCTGATTTCATCAAATCAAGGGTCTTTTTCTTGTACAAGTCATCAGGCGTTGTTCTGAACACACGCCAGCCCATGAGCGTAGCCGTATTATACTTCTCAATGTCTCCAAGAAAACCTTTTGGGGAAGTATGCCGTCCTCCCGTCCATACACCGCCCTCAACTTCAAGGGCGATTTTGTGTTCAGGCACGGCGTAATCAAACCGCCACTTCCTGACGGGGTGAAATTTGAACTCTTTTACACAATCTACTTTCAAATCGGTCTTGCAAATAACCGTGAAAACGTCACGCAGGGGCGGTTTTGCCGCTGTCTGTCGGCTTTTCTTTGTTTTTGCGATACTTTTATCAGCTTTCATGTTTTAACGTGATTTTTGGGGCTTGTTTAAAGGCAAGGAAAACAGAAAGGGGATTGCTCCCCTTTGTTTGTGTTTATTCTCATTTTATCAGAATGGCAGGTCATCCGTATTTTCCACAGCTTGCGCCCCGTCAAAGGTTGAACCGACATTCATCTGTGGGGCGGCTTTCTTCACAAGCGGTCTCATGCCGCCGATAATCGGGAGGGATTGCCTCTGTTCTTCAGATAAGGCTTCGTATATCTCCTTGTCAAGTGACTGTTTGATACAGTGTGTTTCTTTATACTGCGGGTTCTCCATTTCTATGGCTGTCAGGTTCAAATAAACGCCTTTTTCCCCGACATAAAGCCCGCTGTCATCAACCGGGATGACAAGACAGCGTTTTGTTTCCGTGCGCCCTTTGAAGTTTGTTATGAACGCCCCTTTCAGTTTCAGGAGGTCTTCTTTGATTGAAAAATTACCCATAATTTCTTGTTTTTTATTCGATTAAATATCCGTTTTCTGTAATAAGTTCACTTCATTTGCGTTCAGGCTCTCAGGCTTAATGATAGCCTTTTTTCTTCGGGTTGCTCCGGGTTCTGAGCCAATAGGGTTTCCGTTGCCAGTGCTTCCGGGGATGCAGCCGTTCTTTGTACGGTGGGAACGGTTCTCGTTTAATAGATTCTCGGATGCATTCTACTTTGTATTTAAGAAGTTCAGATGCTTGTTCTGTCAGTTCCTTTAAAGCCTCCTTTGTTATTTGTTTAACGCCAATCGTTTCAATCCTGATAATTAGCTGTTCAATCTGCTTTTCGGTCATTCCGAACACGATTTGAAGATTGTTCAAAGCTGTTTTCAGTTCATTTAATCGTTCTTGTAAACGGTAAAGTGGATTTTTACAGTCCATAAGTCAGCCCTCCTTTTCGTAAGCCCATCCGAGAAGACGGTCAAAGGGAAGCCCTATGCGATGATGTGTGTCTTTTTTTGAAAGACAGAAATCCCCGTCATCGTCAACCTCTCCGTCCGTGCATCCTCTGTAAATTTGCCCGTTATTGAAGACGAATAATGCCGTGCGGTTGCTGTCAATGCCGCCGATGTCTTCCGGGTCTCTCAATGTATAACGCTGACCGTTTGAAAGCGTTATTTTACACCGTGTCACGTTTTTCATACTTGTTTCTCCTTTCTTGTTTCTTGTGTGTCAGATGTTGTTCTGTCCTCGTATGAAAGCGTGATACCCGTCAGAACCCCGTTATCGTCACGTTTGAACAGAGCACGTTCAAGGTATATGCCTCCCTGCTCGAACTGTCTGTTAGAGGCTTCAAGAAAGCCCCTGACTTCTTCAATGTTGATTTTCCTGCCCATTGTTACACATTGTTTGAACCTTGACATTTTTTGTTGCTTTTCCAACCCTCTTTTGATAACTGTATTGAACATCGCCCGTTCTGTTTGTGAAGTAAACGTAACGGTCATTGTCACGGAAACGATAAACCGTGATACCGTCAACCGTGAACAGTTTTTCAACGGGGTATGATTGGTTAGAACTCGCCTTGACTTCTTCAACTTGTTTTGATTCGCACGCTGTCAGGGCTAAGAGTGCGATTGAAATGATAATAATCTTTTTCATTTTGTTGGTATTTTAGTGTTAAACACATCTTTGAGCCACTGTTTATATGAACTTATCGGCTTACCGTAGAAAGCCATATTAGCTTTGTAATTCTCATACATCTGTTTGCGAAAATCCGCAGGGATTTGTTTTTTCTGTTTTCTCATTTTCATTTTCAATTCTTTTTATGTTTCACATCTATCCAAGCCGTAACGATTGCGCAAAAAAAGTTTATCACGCTTATTCCTTCCAATATTTTTGCAAGCCACAATATTTCTGCATCATAAGCCAGTAAACACGCAATCAACGAGAGCCAAAATGTTATTTCCTCAAATTGATAATTCTTCATTTTTCGTTATTTTTTAAGTGAATAAATTCAGTTGTACAGGTCTGTTCTTGACCGTTCTTTCATATATCGGGCAGCGGTTTCTATAAAAGCATGAACCACTCTTAGCGGCTGAGAACCTTTCATCCCAAAGCCGCTTGTATTCATCTGTTCCCATTTCGGCTTCTGTGTTCAGAAACTGAACCAGCTTTATACAGAAGAAGCCCCGTTCTTCTTGCTTTTCATCGTGAAGAGGTATCAAGCCGTTTCCTTTCGGTCTCATGGTCTTTATCTGTGTTGAAGTGAATGAACTCAGAACACGAAACAGCTAATTCAGCCGTTCCTCCTGTGTGTCTTTTATCGCTTTTCATGTATTCAGACCGTTTTGAACAGCCTCTTTCTTTCATGCAATAGCCGCACGCTCGTTGATTTAATCTTGCCATAATTTCGGATTCTGTTTTTCGTGGATAATTCTTTGAACTCTCTCTATTTCGTCATCAATGACCCGTTCAAGTCTCTTGCTTTCTGTCAGGGCTGAACTTGTCTTTGTTTTGAAGTATTCTTGCTGCTTTTCTCTCATTCGGACAACAGCGTCAAAAAATTCTTTCGGCTTCATGTCAATACCGGAATTTAGTGAAGTGAATAATTGCAAGTTCTTTATGAACTCTACCATCATCATCTAACTTTTGCTTACATATATCCCTGTCAAACCATTCAATAAAATCAATAGGATTTAAACCATCATTGCGAGCAATATCATCAATGTTTATTCCTTTGTCGTTATCCAATGTAACATCATAGCAATAATGGCATTTGTTGTCATCATCATACCACTCAGTTCTATAAAGTACCACTTTCTGAATATCAACACCGTGTTTCACAGTCAGTCTTGTTATTTCAATTTGTGGGCTTCTGTATGGTTTTCCCGACCATTGTCTGACAGAGAGAACTGCCTTGCCTTGTTGAACCTCTGTGATGCGTTTCAGCCATAGTGGATAGTTTGCCCGTATGGTGTGTATTTTCAAGCCTGAGAAACATTCGCTCGTACACATGGCATGGTTACGTTTCTTGCATTTTGAACAGGTCTGTCCGCTTAGGAAAGCTGCTCTGAATTTTGTCGGTTCTCCCGCTCGCTTGTGCCATGTCGGGAAAACCTGTGAGAGTGTGATTACATACGTTTTCATATCTATTTTCTGTTAAATGGTTAAAACGGGCATTCTTCATCGGAGGGCTGAAAGTCATCCCAATTGAATTGAGAGGCTTCAAAGGCTTCCTGTTCACGCCGTTTGATTTCTTCCTGTAAATGGTTGCTGTTATCCCAAACGGGTTCTGTGCCGTTGACAAAGGGGCTGTAACGCCCGTTGTTCAGGTTATATTTGAACAGAGCCATTCCGCACTCTCCGAGGTGTCTGAACT